CTTGCAGACGCAGGTCGACCACGCCTCCGGCACCTTCGTGCGCGACGTCGCGCTCGGCCGCGGCATTGCCGAAGCCACGGTGCGCAACGGATTCGGCGAAGGCGCCGTGGTGTCCGCCGATGACGCGTTAGCGCTCGGCATGGTCGACCGCATCGAACCGCTCGACGAGACAGTCACGCGCGTGACGGGTGCCGCGCCGGTACCTGCCGTCGCCACGGCCCAGGAGCGGGAGACCGCCACGGCCCAGGAGCGACGGCGGCTGCGGGCCGACATCGACCGCGCGCTGTTGGAGTGGGCGCTCGACTGAGCGAGCCCACGAGGAGCCACGCCATGAACGTCGCCATGCTCGAAGCGCAGTTGCAGACCGAACGCGACGCTGCCGTCGCCCGCCTGAAGGCGATCAGCGAACTGGCTGAACAGGAAAACCGCGAACGCACCGACGACGAAGACGCCGAACTGAAGGGCCTCGTCGACAAGGCCAACAAGACGAAGGCGCTGCTCGCCCGCGCGAAGGGCGACGCCGACCTGGTCGCGCAGGTCGCCGCGCTCTCGCAGGGCACCGGCGGCAACGGCACCGGCCACCGCCTGCCGGCCCGCAAGCAGAAGCTGTCGATGGGGCAGCAGTGGGTGCAGGGGGCGGGGCACGAGTTCATCAAGGGCGGCGGGCACCGGCGCGGGTCCCGGTGGGCGACGCCGGCGGTGGAACTGTTCGACCCGTCGGCGGGTTATTTCCCGCCGGACTTCTACGCCGCCACCCTGACCGAAGACCCCGCGAGCGGCGGGGCGTTGATTACGCCGCAATACGTGCCCGGGATTCTGCCGATCCTCTACAAGACGTTGACGGTCGCGGACCTGTTCGCGCAGGGCACGGCCGACAGCAACGTCGTCGTCTACATGAAGGAGAAGGTCTTCACGAACGCCGCGGCGCCCGTGCTCGAAGGCGGGACGAAGCCCGAGTCGGCGCTGACCTTCGAACAGGCGCAGGACGCGATCCGCAAGATCGCGCACTGGCTGCCGGTCAGCGAGGAAATGCTGGAGGACGTCGCGCAGATCCGCAGTTACATCGACGCGCGGCTGCGCCTCGGCGTGCAGCTGAAGGAAGAAGACCAGCTGCTCTACGGCACGGGCACGGCGCCCGAGCTCGCGGGGCTGCTCACGCGGGCGGGGCTCGCGGCCGACGTCGCGGTGGGCGTGGCGCCCGACACGGCGATGGACGCGATCCTGCGGCAGATGATGGCGATCTACTCCACGTCGTTCCTGCAACCCGACGGCGTCATCGTCAACCCGGCCGACTGGGCCGAGATCATCCTCACGAAGGGCGGCGACGGGAACTATCTGACGTCGGGTCCCTTCGCGCCCGTGCAGAGCGCGACGTTGTGGGGACTGCCCGTCGTCGTGACACCGTCGGTCACGGCGGGCACCGCGGTCGTCGGCGCGTTCAAGTCTGGCGGCCAGGTCTGGCGCAAAGGCGGGATTACGGTAGAGGCAACTAATGCCCACGCAGATTTTTTTATAAAGAATTTGGTGGCAATCCGTGCCGAGGAAAGGCTCGCGCTCGCTATATATCGTCCAGGTGCCTTCGGCAAAGTGACTGGAGTCTAAAAAGGCTGTTCGTGAAGCGAGACAAGCGAGATACGCAACTGTCGTTCGAATGGACGACCGAAGTTGATTCGTCGCGTCGATCACGACGAGGTCTCGGTCGTCCACAAGGCCCGCGACAAACGGTGTCGTGTTGTCACTGCGGGCGGTCGCTCGTGCGCCGTTGTTCGGACGTGGCTCGCAATAGCAGCGGGCGATTCTTTTGCGATGCCCGATGCCTTCGAGCCGTCGGGTGTCGACCGCGCCACGGCATCGAACGACCATGCGAACAATGCGGGACCGCCATCTATGTCGTCCTTTCGGCGCAACGCCCGCAGCGGTTTTGTTCGATCGCCTGCGCGAATATCAGTCGGCAATCACCTCATTCTGAACACCGCACCTGCACGCGGTGCGGAGCCTCCTACCGCATCAAGCCATCGCAACGGTGGAATCGTGCCCTTCATGGCTATTGCTCGCGGCGTTGCATGGGCGATGCGCAGATCAAACGTCCCTTAACTCGCCAACACAATGGGCGCTGCGCTCGGCTAGATCAACACGGCTACGTCATGGTCTGGGAACCGGAGCATCCGCATGCGTTGCATGGATGGATTTGCGAGCATCGGTTGCTGGTTGAACGCAGGCTCGGTAGACATCTGCGACGCGACGAGGAAGTGCATCACGCGAATGGCGTAAAGGACGACAACCGCGACGAAAATCTCGTGCTTCTCGCCCAGCACGATCATGCCCGATTGCATGGGGCGTGTAAGCGGCACATCTGGAAACAACTGTCGACCGAAATACGTGCGAGGGCAGCCGAGTTCCTCGCGACCGCTCGCACGAAAGGGTTGCACTGACATGAGCCCACGCTATCGACCCTGGGGCCCGGACCACGATCCGGGTCCCTGCCCGGTGGATGACATTCCGCATCACCTCTGCACGGCGCGGGACGATTCGCTACTGAAAGTGGCGGCGTATCGCCCGCACGTGCTCGACCAGGCGGCCAAGGCGGCGCTCGTGCCCACGCCTGAACCACCACCGCAGACGTTCACCACGGCCACGTACAAGCGGGCCACGCACGGTCCGAAGAAGGCGGCGAAGTGAGATTGCGCAGCACCGTCACTCCCCGAGCGATCACCGAGCCGATCACCGTCGAGGAGCTCCTGGCGCTCGCCCGCATCGTGCCAGGCGACGAGGAAACGCCGTTGTGCCCCGGCTACATCAGCGCCGCGCGGCAACAGGTCGAACGCGATACCGACCTCGGGATTGCGCAGGCGTCCTACGTCGTGACGTTCGACGCCTGGCCCGCGTCGACGGTGCTCGAACTCCCCTACCCGCCGCTCGTGTCGGTCGAGAGCGTGATCTGGACCGACACCGACAACGTCGAGCACACGGTACCGGCCACGTCGTACGTGGTCGACACCGTGAGTGTCCCCGGGCGGATCATCTGGACCCCCGCGGCCGACTGGCAACCACCGGCCACCGAACCCCGCGCGTATGCGGCGTGGGCGGTCACGTTCACGGCCGGGTACGACACCACCACGATTCCACCGCTCTTGAAGTGGGCGGTAGGACTCCTAGCCTCTCACTACCTGACGACCGGCCGTGACCTGACCATCGTGGGCACGTCAGGCATGGAGATGCCGATGGGCTACGCGGAGGCGATTCGACCGTTCCGGCTCGAATCGGTGGCGTGAATGGGCCGCACGCTCATCCTCGGCATCGACGACCGCCCGCACAAGGTGACGCTGGCGAATCCAGGTCCCCCGATTCCAGACGGCGAAGGCGGGTACACCGAGGAACACACGCCCCTCACGCCGCCGGATTGGCGCTGCTCGATTCGTCCGGCGACGGTGGCCGATGCGGAACGCGTGGTAGCTGGCGCGATTCAGACCACCGCGACGCATCTGGTTCGCGGCGCCTTTCGTCCGGACATCATCGAGGCCACGCGGATCACGTACCGAGATCGCCAGTACGAAGTGCAGAGCGTACAGAACGACGAGGAACGCGATATCGCGCTCACGTTGGTCTGCATGGAGATCAAGGATGGCGTCACACAACAAACTGACCATCGAAGGCCTGACGGAGCTGCGAGCGGCGTTGCTCAAGCTGCCGCAGGAGCTCGCGTCCGAGGCCGGTGACGTCGTGCAGGCCGAAGCGACCGCCGCCTTCCACGAGATGGACGCGAAGTATGCCGAGCACGAATGGACTGGCAACCTCCGCGCGAGTCTCTCGATGACGATGGAGAAAGCCTACATGCGGTACGGCGCCCGGGCGGTACTCGTCAATCGGGCGAAACACGCGTACATCGCAGAATACGGCACCCAACTCCGACGGACCACGACCGGAGCCGGCCGCGGCGCGATGCCACCGCTGCACATCTTCGTGCCGATTGCCCAACGCCATCGCCGCGCGATGGTGGAGGGTCTTATTCGGATCGTCGAACGCGCGGGCCTGATCGTGTCAGCCACCGAGGTCGAACTGGCGGCGTGAGATGGCCAACAGCAGTGACGTCGACGAAACGCTGATGAACAAGCTCGCGGCCGACCCGGAGCTGACGACGCTCTTGCCGGATGGCGTCTGGTGGGCGCTCGCCGATCCGCACGCGACCAGGTTCCTGCTCGTGTCGCAGATCGAACACGACGACGCGTACGTGCTGACCAACCGCGTCGGCTGGGAGCGGTTCGTGTATCTGGTCAAAGCGGTGACGCGCGGCTACAGCGGCGTCGACGTGAACGCCGCGGAGAACCGGATTTATGCGCTGCTCCACCACGGCACGATGACCGTGCCTGGCTATCACCCGCCGATGGTGATGCAACGGCTCGAGCGGATTCGCTATCCCGAGACTGATGAAGCGACCAATACCCGCTGGCAGCATTGCGGCGGCCAGTACGAAGTGACGATTACCCCGCTCTAACCGAAGGAGAGTCGACCATGCCTGCACCCGTGCAACCGACCAACCCACCGGCCAAACATGGCAAGGGTGGCGTGATCCTCGTCTCGACGACACGGGCCGGGACGCCGTCGCCGGTCGCCCTGATCACCGAGTACACCGTGGATCGGAAGGCCGATACCGTCGAAACTACGGCGCTGGGTGATGCGAACAAGACGTACGTGAAGGGCCTCGACGATCTCAGCGGGAGCGCGACGGGGCAGTGGGATTCGACCGACGACACCCTGTTCGAAGCGGCCGAATCGGTCGACGGCTGCACGATGGAAATCTATCCCGACGTCAACAACACGTTCTGCCTCAAAGGCCCGGCCTGGCTCGACGTGTCGGTGAAAGGTGGCGCCACGTCGGCGGTCACGGTCGACATCACGTTCAAGGCGAACGGCTCGTGGACGCGCGTGGCCGCCGGGGCCGTCACGCCTGCGACCGGCGCGACCGCGGGCACGCCGGGGACGTGGACGCCTGGCGGGTCGACGCCACCCGCGAATCTCGCGGGGATGACCGGCATTGTGGCGACGCCGACCAGCGCCTGGACGACGGGGCAACACATGGTCATGGGCGACAGCAACCACACGCATTGGAACGGGACAACGTGGGTAACGGGCGACGCGCCGTAAATGTCGCAGGGCATCGGATCGCGGTTCCGCATGAACGGCCAACACGCGGAGATTTACTGGTCGTATCACCGGGCCGCCACGTTGGGGCAGTTCTGGATCGACTACGGCTTCCTGCGGGCCGAGATCCTGACGTGCAATCCGATTCAACTGACGCAGCGCCCGCTCTGGTTCACCGTGGACAACTCGGCGTCCGGACGCCCGCCGTTCCAACGGCAGCTCCTGGACGCCACCGTCGCGGGCCAGGTGCTCACCGGACGCCTCGGCCCGCGGAAACAGTGAGGACACATGGCATCACGGATGCGCCGGCCGGAAGAAGTGCGGATCGAGCTCCCGACCGACGGTGATTGGATTCTCGTGAAGAAGCACCTGAACGCGCGGGAGTATCGCGAGTCACAGACGCGCGTCATGAAACCGCTCGTGCCCGGTGAGAAGGTCGAACTCGACCCGATGAAGATCGGCATCACGCTGGCCATCGCGTATCTGCTCGACTGGTCGCACCAGGACTGCGACGGACACGTGATCAAGATTCGACCCCCAGCCTCTGCCGAACAGGTCGAAGCGGCGTTGTTCGAACTCGACCCGGAAAAGATGGAGGAAGTCGTCGCCGCCGTCAAAGCGCACGACGAGGCGATGCAGGCCGAACGCGAGGCGGAAAAAAAAGACCGGGCTGGCGTGACGGCGTCGTCAGCGACCTCCGCCTCTGCCGCCTGATGCACTGGAACTATGACGAGTTGCTCGACCTGCCTGCGGAGGTCTACGCCGTGCTCGTCGAGGAAATCAATCGCGAACTGACAGCCGGCGCCCAACGTCCTGACGATCCCGTGTCATGGCCCTAAGCGGCAAATTCTACGCAGACTTCTCGGCGTTCTATGACGCCGTGCAGCAGGCCGACGTCAAACTGAAA